ATGATGGCGTGACTCACATCCTCGTCGACTTCAGTGATACCCAGAATGTGCAGGGCGACTTTCCCGACGGCAGCCTGACTCTTGAACAAGAGCAGCAACTCGGCGTACGACCGTACGCTCGACACGTCAGAGCCGCAGATCTCATAGGCTGGAAGTGGCAGATAGCCAACAACAAGAAAGTCTTGACGCAGATTCGGCTCCACGAATTTGTAAAAGTCCAAGGAGAAGATGAGTTCACACAGGTAACTCGCGAACGGATCCGTGTTATTGAGCCGTATCTACAGCGAGTTTACGAAAAGATCTCCACAGAAGAAGTACAGCAAGACGGCAACGAAGAAGAGTGGGTGCTGATAGAAGCGAAACCCACCACGATGCCCATTATCCCGTTGATTACGTTCTATACGAATAAGGCGGGATTCATGATCGGCGCACCACTCTTGCAGGACATCGCGTATCTGAACGTGGCACACTGGCAGAGTGACAGCGATCAGAGAAATATTCTACATATCGCGCGTATTCCCATACTGTTCGCCACCGGTTTCGGAGACGATGACTCGCAAGTCACGATAGAAATCGGTTCTAATACCTTCGCTCGCGCCCCTAAGGGCGCGACGCTGGAGTACGTCGAGCATACAGGCAAGGGCATTGAGTCAGGAGTCAGAGATCTAAAGGATCTAGAAGAAAGGATTCAAATGCTCGGGATGGAACTCCTGGTGAGGCGACCTCAAGGTAACGTAACCGCGACGGCTCGTACACTTGACCAGGCTGAAGCAGACAGCGAGCTCGGGCTGATTGCAAAAGAGCTTGAAAATGCGCTCAATCACATGCTAGACTTGTTCGGTAGATGGTTAGGACTTGGAGACGACGGCGGTGGATCCGTTGAAGTGTTCAAGGACTTCGGAATCGAGTCTGAAGATCTACAAGATGTCGACCTCCTCTTACGCTCGAGGATGGCCGGCGAGATCAGTCAGATGACGTTCTGGACCGAAATCAAACGGAGAGGACTACTCAGTGACGACTTTAATCCGACAACGGAAATCGACCTCCTTGACATCGAGTCGGGTGGGTCGGTCAACGTCCAGGGCGAAGGCGACGACGAGGATGGTGAAGGGCTTCCGGGCGCGGCGAATGAAAGACGTAACCAGCCAGGGGATACCACTGCGGAAGCCCACGGGCATACGCACATACTTCAAGCCGACGGTACCACCTCGGCGTGGGTAGATCCAGACACCGGCGAGTCACACGCTCACACGTGGGAAGAGCTCGCCATTAGAACATCGGTGGATGCTGCGCACTCGCACATCCTCCTAGTGAGAGCTGCCGCAGGCAGTCATGTTGGAGCAGAGGAGAAGCAAGATGTCAACAGTGACGAAGGGATCGAACCGCAAAGCGCGGCGCCAGCCGGGTCAAGCGAGCAAGCGAATTCCGAAGAAGGCCTCTAGCCCGTCCCACAACAGCAAGAATGGTCACGGCACCATTTCTAGCCAAGTGGACGGCTCAGGCCCGAACGCTGGTCCGGTAGGCACGGCAAACTAATGGCCCGACGCGTCGTAAGATACGGCGTTAGTTCTCTGACACGAATGAGGGCGATGCCCTTACTGCGCGTCGGCCGAAATACCTACCGCGGCTATAGCGGCAAGCGACCCAACTTCACGGAAAGCAGAACGAAAACGTCCTTCACTAAGAAGCGACGCTCTGCTCGCCGGCGCGGCAATCTGAGGAGGTGATCCTATGGGGTACAAGAGGAAGAAGGGTAAAGGTCGGAAGAAGCGTCGGTGAGCGTCAACGAAGACATCAGAGATGACCTCGTTGCTCACGACATCGACCTTAGGAGACTAGATGGTGCTGTTCGGAATGAGATTGACCGAAGGTACGACGAGCTTGGTACCAAACTTCAAGAGTTACTCGCCAAGCACAATCCTCACGGTGCCGTCCGTGTTGGTGCGCGGAAAAGACGTCTCCGCAAATATGAGGCCGATGCCAGGAAAGCCATCAACGAGGCTCTCACTGACATCAATAAAATCATTCGGAAAAACCTTCGCGGCGTTGCACGAACCGAGGCCACTGCTGTGATCGATTCCATTGTGGAAAGCATATGAGACACTTCATTCTGACACTCCTGCTCGTAAGTGTTGCGTCGTACGCAACACCGCCCGACAATCGTCCGCCCGACAATCGTCCGCCGGACTTCAATGACGGGGATGTAACTACAGACGTTACAACCGATGTGAATACCAACGTCGACACGACAGTCAACGCGGGTGATTTAGTCGGCGGTGACACAAACGTCAGTCATACAAGCAGAGCCCTGGCGCTCGGCAACAGTCTCGGTGACGTAGATATCAACGATTGCTTAGCCAGCACTCAGTGGGGTACGCCAGTCTTTTCGAGACAGAACGTCGTACTGAACAAATGGTGCGCGGCCGAGGTCTACGACGCCAAAGGTCTGTATCGCATGGCGGCGAAGGTCAGATGTGAGATCAAAGAAATTGCTGCTCTATCAGAGACTCGTGAAGAGTGCATCGAGGACAATACTGTCACGCCTCCGCCGGTCGTAGTCGCAGCACCTCCTCCCGAATCGGTAGAACGAGAGGATGAAGATGAGGAGGTCAAAGAAAAGCACAACGACCTTGAAGCTCGTCTAGCAGCGATTGAGAAGAAGCGAGCAGCAGATGCTCGCAGGGCCGCAGCATGGGCCGAAGAACAGAAACGAGCAAGAGAAGAACAAAAGATGCTCGCCCAGCAGTCATTAGAAGCCCTGCAGGAGTATAGAAATGAGTGACCGGGCATTGAACATCGGAAAGAAAGTCGCGGAGTGGGTCGGCATAGCCGTCGCATTCGGCGTCGTGGGCTCGTGGTGGATCAACACAGAAGTAGAAAGACGCATGAATGAGCTGGCGCAAGATCCGTCGACTCATCCGACAATCGTAACAGCCACCACGAAGCTAGAGAATCTCGAAGCCGGTCAGGTACGAATTGAGAAAAAGGTAGATGCGTTTGCAGGCCAATTCCTCTCGTATCTTGAAAGGCAGGCTGAAGATTGAGTGGACTTCGAAGACAGGAAGGAGTTATCACCTGAAGTCGTCGCAGGAATCGCTGTGGCAGCTCTCATTGAGGGAGCGAGCCTAAGTAATTGGAGACAGCGACTCGCCACAGAATTACTGAACCGGGTCATGGACCGACTCCGAGTTTCTGTTGCAAGCGGGGACAATCTCGCCCAGGGTATTACGGCGGCCTTCGGCGGGACAGTAGACGGAATTCCGACCACCGGCGCGATAGAAGCGAGCCGCCGCCATACGCACAGCATCGTGAGCACCGCGATCGCTCAGGTCGCGACTAACGCTCGCATCGCAGCTTTTCAAGCCAACGCAGATATCGTCAAAGGTTTTCAGCAGGTATCCATTCTTGATAGTCGGACGAGTAACACTTGCATCGCGTACAACGGGCAATCGTGGGACGCTCAGACTTTGGAGCCCATCTTTGGCTCCACCCTACCGTTCAATGGAGGACCGCCACGGCACTTCAATTGTCGGTCGACACTCGTTCCGATCCTCTACGGTTGGCAAGAGCTTGGTGCCTTTGGTGCAGCACTTCCCGAAAAAATCAAAAAGCGATTAGACGGCAAACCGCCAGGCGACATTTCATTTGATCAATGGCTGCGGCAGAAGAGCTCATCATTCCAGAATAAACTCTTAGGGCCCACACGCGCACGACTGTGGCGCAACGGCGATATCACACTGACACAGCTTGTAGATATGCGTGGGCGGCCGCTTACCCTTGAACAATTAGAAGCAAAAATCAAGAAGCGTCGCAGAAAGTAGTTGCAAATACGAATTTCATCTTAGTACACTATGAGACATTCAGCGAGAAGCTGTGAGGCAATTACGGAGGGATTCCAATGCCACTTGAAGCCACTATAGATACACTTGAAGGACTGAGCGAAGAAGTCGCCGATCTCTATACCGAGAAAGATGGAGGAGGCTACCAGCTCAAAATTTTGGAGAACTATGTTCCTGCAGACAAAGTCGAGGACGTAGGAGGGCTCAAGTCGGCCCTGCGCAAGGAGCGCGAAAATGTCAGCAAACTGACCGGAAAGCTGAAGAGCTTCGAGGAAAAGTTCGGTGGCGTTGAC